GACATCTAAATAACTAAACAATCACTTATAAGATATTTAGAGTGCCTAGACCATTCCCGAAAAAAATATCTCAGATTAAACCAACACTCACAAATCTGGCACAAACATCTCATTATGTTGTTGAGTTTGGTGGTCTTCAACCTGCTTTGAGAGAGCATTTGAGACTTAGAGGGATGGATTCTCGTTATATCACGGACACTCTTGGTCTCTTATGTAATAGAGCAGTTTTACCTGGAAGTTCATTTGCTACCGCAGATGTTGTAGGTAACTATATTGGTGTTGCTGAAAAGATGGCACACACCAGAACATTTGTTCAAATGGACTTGGAGTTTTATGTCGATCTCTCTTATAACTCATTAAAGTTCTTAGAGCACTGGATTGAGTTTATTTCTAGTGGAAGCACAACCACTGCTGGTGGCGATGGTGCAGACCCAACGGATAAGGGATACTATTTTAGAATGAGATATCCAAGTGAATATAAGTGTGATCAAACTAGAATCATCAAGTTTGAAAGAGATTATAAGAGATACATTGAATATCGTTTCTTTGGATTATTTCCAATCTCATTAAACTCAACCACAGTATCATACGAAGGATCTAACTTACTTAAAGCAACAGCATCCTTCCATTACGATAGATACATCTCTGGAAAATCATATTCATATGACATTTACAGAGGGGAAGATAATAATAAGGATGGCAATAATCCATCGAATGGAAATAATACCTCCCCATTAGGTATATCTTTTGGAGAAGCAATCAATATGGATATCTTCAATCGTAATGTTCCTGGTTCTCAGTCATTTGCAAACTATTCACAATACTTCGGAACTGGATCACAATACTTTGGTAACAATGCAAGTCTGCTGAGTGATAGTCAGATAAGAAATGCATTTGTTGGAGAAAGACGTACCGCCTGACCATCTAAATATTTTTACTGATTTGTAAGGATTGTAATGCCTTTACCAAAAATTTCCACACCAACCTATGAGTTGGTTATTCCTTCTACTGGAAAGAAAGTTAAGTACAGACCATTTCTAGTTAAGGAAGAGAAGGTTCTCATCATTGCAATGGAATCTGAGGACACCTCCCAGATTGCCAATGCAGTTAAAGATGTCATCTCATCCTGTATTCTTACAAGAGGCATCAAAGTTAATGAACTTTCTACTTTTGACATCGAGTTTTTATTCTTGAACATTCGTGGTAAGTCTGTTGGAGAAGAGGTAGAAGTTCTTGTAACTTGTCCTGACGATGGTGTTACCAAAGTTCCTGTGACGATTAACTTGGATGAGATTCAAGTTGAAGTTGATGAGAAGCATTCAAAGGATATTAAACTTGATGAAAATCTAATTTTGAGAATGAAGTATCCTTCAATGGAAGAGTTTGTAAAAAACAACTTCGCTCTTGGTGATGTAAGTGTTGATGATACTTTTGATGTAGTTACTTCTTGTATTGAGCAAGTCTATAATGAAGAGGAGTCTTGGTCTGCAAAAGATTGTACTAAAAAGGAACTCAAAGAGTTTGTTGAGCAGTTAAGTTCAAAGCAGTTCAAAGAGATTGAAACCTTCTTTGCCACGATGCCTAAACTGTCTCATACAATCATCGTGAAGAATCCTAATACAGAAGTTGAGAATGAAGTTGTTCTGGAGGGACTCGCAAGTTTTTTCGCGTGAGTATGGCTCATACTGATCTTGAGTCATACTTCCGTGTTAATTTTGCCTTGATGCAACACCATAAATATAGCTTGACAGAGTTAGAAAATATGATACCTTGGGAGAAAGAAGTATACCTTGCTTTCCTCCAACAGTACATTGAGGAAGAAAACCTAAAAGCACAACAAATGAATGGTTGAAGTATCTCCACTGATTGGTAGAACATCTAGGATATCTGCTTCTGCCTTTACTGGCAGAGCGGTTGCTCCTGCTCAACTAGATCCAGAGACAACAGGTCTCATTAGCAGAAACTCTTTACAACTGGCAGCAGTATCTAACCAGATTCAAGGTATGTCTGCCCAGATGAACTCCCTTGCGGGTTCATTGCAAGTCATCGCAAGTAACTTAGGAACTGCACAGGCATTAGAAAGACAGAAAGAAATACAGGAACAAACTCTCGAATCGAGACTCGCAGAGCAAAAACTGCGTGAAGGTAAAGAGAGTGTCATTGAGAAGAAGATACAAACAGCAGCGATTGCTCCTGCCCAAAAGTTAGCAAGTACGGCACAGTTTACATTAGGTAGATTGGGTCAGTTCTTCACAAGTCTACTTGGTGGGTGGTTACTTGTTAAGGGTGTAGAAACACTCAAAGCATTGAGTGAGGGTAATAGTGAGAGACTCAATGAAATCAAGAACAACGTTCTAGGAACTCTTGGTCTAATCACAGGAATCTTTGTTGCTTATAAAGGTGGTCTAGCTTTACTTACAGCAGCATTCAGTAGAATGGGTGGAAGACTAATAGCAGTTGCTGCTGCTGGACTATTTGTAAAACCATTCAACGATTTTATTACATTTATTGTTGATGCAGCAAAAGATGCCATTAGACAGATACCTGGTCTTGGAGGTCTTGTTCCTGATAATGAACCAGAGGTAGATTCATCACAACTCCCATCAGGTGATCAACTTGCAGAACAAGAACAGTCTGGCGGTCAAAATCTAGAAGGCAAAGGTGGTCCAACTTTATCTACTCCCACAGAGACAATGATGGGAGAAAAGGTTGATCCAAAGTTAGAAGAACTGCAAACTGAACTTGGTGGTGTTAAACAAGATTATATGTTGAATCGGATTGGTAAAGAAGAATATGAGGAAGAAAAGAAAAGACTAACATCGGAAATCGAGGGTCTCAAATCTGGCAATACTGCAGCACAAGTAACTGCAAAACCACAGGAAACTATGCTGGGTAAACCAGTAGAAGAAACTGAGGGTGAGAAGGGAGCAGAACTTGATCCATCAAAACCAGCACAATATGGAGAAACATCTCTAAAACCAGAAGAATCTACTGAAGAACAAGGTAAGGAAGGTAATGTTCCTATTGAAGGAGATCCTTCAAAGGGATTGAAACCAGGTCAGATTAGTCCTGGTGATAAGTCACTTCTTGAAATGGGATTCACGGTTGGTGAGGTTGAATCGTTTGTTGATACCGAAAAGTATATTGGCAAACTTGGAAAACTTCCAGCAGATATGTTCACTCCCGTGAAGAAAGATAAAAATCTTGCTGAGAAGGTGGGACCAGCACCAGAACCACCAGTGAATGTAGTTCCTATTCCTACTGGTGGAGAATCATCGGCAGCGGCGGCACCTGCACCAGAACCAGTTTCTTCTGGTGGCATTAATAATGCACCATCGTATCCAACAAGTAATCGTGACAACATCTACATTCTTGGAGCAATGTCCAACTTTAATGTGGTGATGGTATAATGGCACAAGCACAACAGTCGCTACTAAAAAATAGTTCTAGTATTGGAACCATTCAAGATTCGTTGAATGCTTTTGGAAAGAGTCTTAGAGTTGCCAACTCAACATCTTCTGGTATTATTAGACAACTCTATGAGGGGAATAGAGATAAGAAAAGTGCAATACTCAAACAGAGAGAACTCTTCCAGAAGAGAAGAGAAGCAGTTCAAAAGAGAGAAAGAGAGGATGTTGTCGAAGCAGGTAAAGTAGGTTCAGTATTCAGAAGAAGTAGTAAAGTTATATCTGGAAGCACAAAAGGTTTCCTTGGTAGAATCATGGATTTTGTTGGAACGATTATGGTTGGGTGGTTGGTAACTAACCTACCAAGAATCATAAAAGGTGCAGAAGAGTTAATAGGAAGAATACAAAATCTGATCGGAGTTCTTACGTCTTGGACTGATGGATTATCAAACTTCTTTAGTGATTTTACAGCACAACTTGGAACAGTATTGGGTCGTATAACTGGTCTTAGTTTTGAGGCAGATAAAAAAACGGCAGATGCATCAGAATCTGAACTTGAAACTGGTGTTAACAAAATGCTTCAAAATATGGAGCAGATGATTACAAATCTTTTAGGATTTGATTTACTAGCAATACTTGGGTTGAAATCGTCTGCCGATGCAACACAACCACCAGATGCTGATACTTATGAATCCTCTGGATATGAGGAAGATGTTGCACCAGGGTCTTATCCACGTGGTGTTTATGATGCTAAAAAACTGACACAACTTGCTAGAAGTGTTGGAATGCCTGATGACAAGATTCCAACAATGGTTGCTATTGCTCTCGCAGAGTCTGCTGGAAAAACTGATGCTCACAATCCAGTGCCACCAGATAACTCTTATGGATTGTGGCAAATCAATATGATTGGTAACTTGGGTCCTGCTAGAAGAAAGGAGTATGGATTAAAATCAAATGAGGAACTAAAAGACCCAAGAACAAATGCAAAGGCAGCACTTGCTGTCTTAAAGAGTCAAGGTTTGAGTGCTTGGAGTGTTTATACGAGTGGTTCTTATAAACGGTACATTGAAAGGGCAAAAGCAGCATATGAGCAAGTAAAGACTCAACCTAGAACAGCACCACCAGGACCTGCTCCAAAGATAGACTCTGATGCTAGGTATAGAAGAGGACAGGATGTATCATCTATTGTTGGTGCTCCTGCTAAAATCACCAGTGTTAAGGGTGAAAAGAGGAAGAAAGGACCACACGGTGGTATTGATATTGCTTGTGACTCTGGTCTCTATATTTCTTTGAGAGGTGTTGACGCTGAGGTTGTTGCGACGCAAAGTGGTGGAGGTTATGGTTTATTAATCGATATTTGGGTTCCTTCATTAGGAGTTCAACTGAGATTTGCTCATAACAGTCGTATCCTTATTAAGTCTGGTAAGATTCCTGCTGGAACTTCTTTTGCAGTCACTGGAAATACTGGGCGTTCAACTGGACCACACATTCACCTTGAAGCAGATACTAAGAGAGGATCGTCAAGATATGGTGGAAACACTTCACCAAATCCATATGTTGCACTGATTCGTTTGACTAGGAGTAAGATTGAAGGAGTTAAATCCGAAGCACCAGTTAAACTAGAAGGTAAAGGTGGTCCAACTTTGGAACCAATGCCTGCTAAAAAAGAAGTTGCTGGAAAAGTGACACCAGAAAGAACAGGAAGAACGATACCTGTTCCAATACCAACAGGAGGGACTGATGCATCACAACCCTCATCAAGAGGAGGAGGATCTGGTGGATCTTCGGTATCTTTTGGTGGAGAAGATAGGTTAAATAGTTTTGTAACTCAAACACTCCTTAGAGAACTGGAGTACACCTAATGCCAGCGGTAGATAGTTCAAAATATGAAGAGATTCTGATTGAATCCAATGATCAATCTAATAGTGTTGATTTAAGACTTGGTGTTCAATCAATCGATTACTATGAAGATATTTTTTCACCTACACTCACTGCAAAGATCATTGTAACTAACACAGGTGACTCTGTAAATGGACAATCAATCTATCAGGGTTTGCCCTTGAGGGGTGGTGAAAGAATATCAATCAAGATTGCTGGCAATGTTTCATCTAACCCTGGACTAGATTTTTCATCAAAGGATGCATATCTCTATGTTTCTAGTATTTCCAATGTGATTAGTGGAGATCAATCAGAAACATTCGTACTTAATCTTTGTTCAAGAGAAGCAATCACAAATGAGACTGCGAGAGTCGTAAAGAAGTATCCAACTTCTTCCCCAATCTCTGCTTCTGCTGAGGATATCATTAAATCATATCTACAAACATCAAAGGATGTTACCATCGATCCTACTACAAATAAGTATGGATTCATTGGTAATATGAGAAAACCTTTTACGGTTTTAACTTGGTTGGCATCAAAGGGTGTTCCTGAAAGTAAAGGTGACGCAACTGCCGGATATGTGTTCTATGAGTCTCAATCTGGATATAACTTTCGAGCATTGGATAAGTTAATCACACAGGAAAAGAAAGCAACATATAATGCAACTGAAATCTCAAATCCAGATTCTGAGGCAAAAGACTTCGAGATTTTATCTTATGTGACAAATCGAAATCAGAATATGTTGGAGAAGTTGAGACTTGGTGCATTTGCAAGTCAGAGAATGTTCTTCAATCCAAATACCTTTGAGTTTACTGATCCTGCCAAAGGATTGTTTAAGTTGGATGATTATGCTGGTAAATCAAAAAATCTTGGAGAAAAGATTACTCTTCCAAAGGTGAGCGAGGGTTCGGATCTAACTCTTGGAGATATTCCTACAAGAATGATTACTGGTATTATTGACATTGGTACACTCGAAAAGGATGTATCCGTTGATGAGAATGCGGACCCATTCAAGTATCAGTCCCAAGCACTGATGAGATACAATGTTCTGTTCACTCAAACATTGACAATGACTGTTCCATCAAATACAAATCTGAGAGCAGGAGACATTATTGAGTGCTTGTTCCCCAAGACAACAACTTCTAAGAAGAAAGAGTATGATCAGGAACAAAGCGGTCTATATATGATTAAAGAACTTTGCCATCACTTTGATGCTGAGGGATCCTATACTTCAATGAAGTTGATTAGAGATACTTTTGGACAATACGGAAAAAATAACAAAGAAGGCTGATGTTAGAAGAATCCTTACTTAAAACTAATTTTATTGGAAGAGACGGATTCCGTTGGTGGATTGGGCAAG